GACCGTTATTCATTTTGTATTGACTTTATATTTTTTTATGAACTTCCACGGGGTAGAGTTGGCATACCTGGAATTCTATAGCCAAGGGGGTCTTTCATATACTTGGCTAAAATATCACCTGGCTCGGGAGGGGGCATACCCTGCCATCTGGTTCCGTTCACAAATTTAGGCCAAGCCTTTACAAAAGCTGGTCTCATTGTAGAGTTGGTAGCGGGTACGTTTGGAAAGTGTTCAAGTAATGGTAGTCCCGCATTGGCCAATTTGAGCATTGTATTGGGCACTCTTATTCCTTTATTATGTAAGGCCCTTAATTCAGCGGGTTTCAATGGTGGCTTATATCCTATAAACTGTGTAGGCTGTGGACCGAATTTTCTTCCAGCAGCTTTTTCACGATTAGCAATTGCCGAAGGTTTGAATATATTCATTGGGAGATTTGATATTCCTAGCTGTGCTAACACGGTATTGGTGAACCCACGGCTTCTCAAAGTTCTGATGGCCGCGGCGTAATTTTTATTAGTTGGACGCCATGGAACGTTGCCACCGGGAAGGCGGGGTAGTGTGGCGAAACGCTGGGTACGCACATACGGGTCATATACCTGAAGCTGTGTGCTCTTGGCGCCACGGGCTGCGCGCTCGGCCCAGTAGCGATTTCTCGCACCAGACGCCAGATTTACTTTAGGTAATGGGACAGCCGACGTGAGTGCCAAATAACTAGTAAGTCCTCTCATGAATTTCTGAAATCTAGAAGGTGGCACTTGCATCTGGCGTTGCATTTCCGCCAAGTCCATCCGAGCAAGAGCCGCGCGTTTGCGGGCCGTCCGTCCTTTTCTCTTGGGTTTGGCCCGACGTGCTGGACTCGCACTTGAAGTCTTGGGCGACGCGTTTGGTGAACGACGCGCTGGACTCGCACTTGAAGTCTTGGGCGACGCGTTTGGTGAACGACGGCGGCCAACACTTGTGGAACGCTCGTTCCACCACGGAGCGTTATTCATTTATATTTTACTCAGAAATTAACGGCGCGTCTTGAAAGACTTGGCGTACTTGCTGCGGATCCACATGGCGTCCTGCTTGTAGATGCGGGACGCGCGGGGCAGGGTCCGCTTGGTCAGTGTGCTGATGGCGATCAGGCGGCGCATGACGGCCAGGGGCTTCTCACCCTTGCTGATGCCCATGCTGAGCGCCTTGTGGCGGTTGGTCTTCGCCTCGACTGGGTGGTAACCGTACTTGGTCAACATACCACCCTTGAGCTTACCGATAACCTTGGTGCTCTTCCCCGCGGCACCAACATCCTTGGCGGGGACGGCCGACACGCGGCTCACAGCCGCCTTGCGGACGTAAGAGTACCGGGTGCCGTCACGGCGGGTCACGCGGACGACGCGGCGAGTTATGCGACGGACGTGGCTGGAACGCAGGGCGGACTTCATTTACCCTTTATCAAGAAAAATTAGTGGCGTGACCCTTCATGAACATCCGAAGCTTCCCATCATTTGACGCACCAAAGTCAAACACGTCCTGGTCCCCCAGATCTAGGTCGAGGGTCGGAAGCTCGTACACGGCTCTCAATTTCATTGTGGAATAGAGAATTCCGGTGGCATAAGACTTGAGATCCGTGACGGGGGCCGGGCGGGACCACCCGAGCTTCATGGCCATGACGTCACGCCGCCCCAAAAATGGCCCCGAGGGCGTGGTCTCGGCGGCGCCGCCATCGATATATGTCCACTCTCCGATTTTTACAGTTGAAAATAGAAAAGGAATTGCGATCGTCGCACTGACGGCGTCGAGCACACTCAATTTAGGAGTTGAATTCACAGAAAAATAATCAGTCTTCATCAAGTCCACACAGTAGGCCGAAACGTGGAACTTGATGGGGTGCCAAGCGTATAGCTCTTCAAACGTGACGTCGGGTTTACCCGTGAATTTGGTACACGCGTCGGACAGGACCTTCCTAATTTTGGTAGGAGATACAAGGCCATAATTCTTCATGAAATTTTTCAAATTTGGTTTCATAATCTGTTTCACGGGCACGTCGAGAGCATAGTCGAGGACCTTGGGAATGTCCCCTTTCGTCGCGAGAAACAGGAAGCCTAAAAGGCCACCGGCTGAAGCCCCCGAGATTTCCTCGAGGTCATCAAGCCGTCCTTCTTGTTTTAGTTTCGATAGAACCCCTAAATAAAGGAAGAAGCCCATGGCTCCAGGTCCGATGGATAAGCACCGGACCATTCTATGATTTTAATTTAATAATACTGGGGGAACTGACCGCGCAGGAAGGCGAACAGCAGAGCGAACACCAGGGTGTGCGCACCCACAGCCATTGGCGAGGACTGGCCAGACATGAACAGACCGGCGTTCTTGGGTGGGATGGTCAGCAGCAGACCTGGGGTCAGCAGGACGAACAGAACCGCTGGCACGAACAGGTCGGCCGTGGTCAGGCTGATCTTCAGCACAAACTTGGCAATGGCCCAGTAGACCAGGGACAAGACCAGGGCGTGAACCACAGCCTGGACCAGCAGACCCGCGCCGGATGGCAGAGCCAGGAGCATACCTGGGCTCAGGACGGCGAACAGCACTGCTGGGAGGAGAACCTTGGGGCCGGTAACGTCAAACATCTTTACAAATACGCAACATATTTTTCGGCCCATCCGAAAAAATTTTCAGCCTGGACCCGATCGGAAATTACCGGGAGGTTTCCGATGAGGTTCCACATGATCACGTGATCTTCGACAGATGCTTGCTCCTGGAACCACTGAACGCGACCAAGAACAAGATCGACGAATTCTGGAAAATTGGCCCTAATGTTAATATAGTTATAATCTGCAAAATCACGGATCTTCATCCAACCATCGAGGAGCTCCTGGGAGTACATGTCCTGCCAGTCTTCTGGATGGAGTTCGGCATCGAACTCGTCCGACCCATCAGAGTCGTAAGCGAGGTCGTAATTGTACGCGTCACGCGAGTACTCGTCGTTGATACCCATTTTTGTTCTTAAATTATAAACGTCCCAAGGCTCTAAGCCTCGAGGAGGGCCTTCAGACCCGTCACCATGACGCCATCCGACTCCTTGACGGGCGCAGCGTCCAGAATGGCCTGGAACGCCCCCTCGACCTGAGCCTCATTTCCACCGAAAAATGTGCCCAGCCCCTTCTTTATCACCTCCTTCGTCAGAGACCCCTTGGTCTTTTTTGTTTTGAAATTGACCTTCACCTTGTCCTGAACCTTTACGGTATCAATCTCGTTTTCTTTCATATGCTTCGTCACAAACTTGCGAAGATCCTTCTCACGGTTGTTTAAAACACCGAGATCTTTGCGAGCTGCGGCCAACTGGGCCTTGAGGGCGACCCACTCGGTCATGGCTGCTTTAAAGTCCATATTTAGTAACTACGCGGTAGTTATTTGTGCGTAGCTTGACGCAACTTATCATCACAAAGCCTTCGGCTTACTGATATTCAGGCGAAATCTCAAACTTGGGACGCATGGTGTCGGGGGGAATCGTGCTGAGGTTGAAGATGCTGACTGGGGTGCGGGGGTTGATTGGCTCGGAGCGGAACTGCTGGTTGGCGTTGCGCAGAACGCCACCGACCGTCTCTGGGTAACCAATCTGGCTGCGTGGGTCCAGATAGTTCTGACCCGACATGATCTTGTCTGGGCTGAACTGGCCAAAGTCCTCCGTCTGAACCACCTCGCGGGGGATCAGACTCGAAGAGGACGCGTCACCGTCATAGGCAACGGCTGCCACGGCTGCCACGGCTGCACCGGTCAGGTCGCGCTGGTAACCGGAGCCCGTAGAGCTCGTTGGGGTATTGCCCAGGTTGAAACCCATTGAAGGTGCAGGGGCGCCGAAGCCGCTGGACTTGGGGGCGAACAGCAAAAAAAGAATGACTACGGCCAGAAGCAGAATTGCCAGTCCCTTGCGATCCATATTATTAATAGTTACCGATAATTTTTTTGGGCTGGAGGAGGAAGGTCAAGTCCGAAGGACTTGGGTGGCGGACCCGGGACTAGTCCAGGTAGTCGGCCGGGTCCTCGTCCTCCTGCTCGACCGGCTCGTCTGAGAAAAGATACTCCTTGGGGAGCTCAGGGGTCTTGGGTGCTGCCCGGACGCGCACCTGGAGAATACGCCAGATGGGACCGAACGACTTTTTCAGGAACCATAGACCAGACAACTCGAGCACCACATCACACGATGTCTCGGGCTGGATATCCTGGAGCTCGACGGGATTCTTGCGGGTGTCGAAAGCAAGGGTCGCCACCTGACCCTTTACAGTTGCGAGGGACGCGCCAAGAACGCCATCGGTCACGCTCTCCTGCCACGCGTTCTGGATGGTCTCGTCACTCAGGTCCTTACCGAACCACTCCTGCTTGGACAACTTGGCCTGGGCCAAGATCTGCTCATCAATGACCGAGAAAAGATTGGAATCCGTCTTGAAATTCACAGACTTGGAGGCGAGGGAGTCCTGGAGGATCAGACCGTTCACCTGATGACGTGCACCCGTGATCTTCAGAAAGTACCGGCCGTCTGGAAGCTTCTGTGGCGTTGCGTACTCCATTATACCATAAACTAATTTCTTCTTTAACACTAGATGACGACCTGTAGTTCAGACCTGATCACGAAGGGGTGCCAGTGCCTGGCAAATCCCATAGATCCTGGGTCCCAGGTGTGCGCCTATATAAACCGTCAGAACGGCCTGGTGTCTCCATGTGACGCGGGGTGCTGTGTTCCTCAATGTACAGTCAATACAGAATTACCAAGTATTCTTCAATTTCAAAATGAATTTCGTGCATCAACTGGAACGGCACTTCCGCCTGGGTTCGGGGTCAACCTCGTGACGAGTGACGAGCCCACCCGGAACAAGGAGGAGACGGAATATGTGGAGCCCGACACACGGTACCAGACGGTATGGGAACGAATGACAATTCCCCTTCTGATGCTGGTTATCGTGTTTTTGGCCATCGCATCCCTGGCTTAAAGATGCCCATCGTGTGTAGAGTAGAAATGGCCACCACTACCCCAGTCACCCTCGAGCTACTCGCCAAGGAGCTGAAGGCTCTGCGCAAGGATGTGCGCAAGATTCGTCAGCACTTTGAGGACCCCACGGGCGAGAAGCAGGCCGCTCGTTCGCAGAACAACGGCTTCAACAAGCCTCTGAACGTGACGGACAAGCTGCGCACCTTCCTGAATCTGGCGGCTGATGAGAAGATCTCTCGCTCTCAGGTTACCGCCCGTATCAACACCTACGTGACCGAGAAGGGCCTGAAGGCGGGTCAGAACATTTCCCTGGATGCGATCCTGCAGGACCTGCTGCAGCCACCAGCGGATACACAGGTGACCTTCCTGAACATCCAGAAGTTCATCAACCCCCACTACATCAAGGAGGAGACGGAGAAGAAGCCCCGTGCGAAGAAGGCCGTGGCTGAGGCGGTCGGGGACGCATCAGGTGACGCGGCCCCCCCAAAGGAGAAGAAGCTTCGCCCAAAGGTTGCGAAGGCTTAAAAGTATGCGTGTAATGTAATACAAAACAAATGGAGTCTCCTCCTATTTTGTCACGTGATAAGCTAAATTCCCTTGTTGGGACAAAAATCAACAATATCGAACTGTATCAACGGGCTTTCACTCACAAAAGCGCGTTGAAGCGGTACTCTGGTCTGACTGGTTCGTATGAAACCCTGGAGTTTATGGGGGACTCTGTACTCGGGTTTATAATCACCAAACATCTATTTGACCAGTATGAAAAACATCAGGAGGGATTCCTGACCAAGGCGCGGACGAAGATGGTCCGGGGTAAAACCTTGTGTGAAATTTCAAAAATTCTAGGTCTCGATAAGTTGATTCTGATGGATGAAAAGGGGGAGCGCAACGGATGGAACACCAATGAGCACATCATGGAGGACGTTTTCGAGGCGCTGGTGGGGGCGATATATTTGGACCTCGGGATGGTTCATGCCAAGAAATTTGTCCTCGATTCTTTCACAAAGGTGGAGACGTCTCTCGTGGATGACAACTGGAAGGATCAGCTCATGCGTTGGTGTCAGGCCCTTAAGTACCCCCTCCCTGAGTACCGTGTGGATGGCCAGGCGAACGGGCAATTTTTCATAACGGTCATAGTCGACGGCATGGAATGCGGGGCGGGT